AAATCAGCCACCTCTTATATATATAAAAAAGGGTACCCCCAAAAAAATACCAAATAAAACCATAATGTACTACACAATTAGTGGTGTACAATAGGTGGTAGCCAATAACAGCAGCAACTACTACATATATGGGGGGAGTTCTAAAGAATTATGGGGGGAGTTTCAGAATAGTCTATACAATATTGAGCACGAGAGATGCAATAGAGTTATATAGACTATGTATCACATATTCTAGTGATACTTTTATTATGTCTCCTCAGGGGTTACCTTTAACCCTGGAAAACTTAGTAGAAGTATAGCATACTTTTTTAATTCTGGCAAGTTATTTTTTAATTTGTTTATAATTTAAACTATGTTATAATACAAACTATGAAAAAAGATAAACATCTTCTATATGCTCACTTAGATGATAAAGGTTTACGTGACCTTATAAAAGAATTAGCATCATATCGTAAGAAACCTAATGCAGGTAGGGACTTAATTGAGATGAGACGTGAGTATATGCGAAGATGTGAAGAAAGGAAACTAAATATGGCTGAGAAAAAAGCTAAGAAATTACCTGAAGGACAAAAAGTTGAGATGCTCCAAAGAGCACAGAAGAAATATAACTCTTTTGCAAAGAATACTTTACCTAGTGGTCTATCTCCTATGCAGGAAAAGTTTTGTTTGGAGTACATTGCAACAGGTGACACCTTAACTGCATGGAAAGCAGCAGGATATAAAGACTGTAGGACTGAAGCAGACTCACGTGCAGAAAGTAAAAGACTTTTAAAGAATGATAAGATTGAAGAAAGATGTAATCAGATTAGAGAAGATGCAATAAAAGATGTAGGTCTTAATATTAATGAAGTTGTAAAGAAGTTTATGAAAGTTTATGACAGAGGTATGGAAGAAAATGATTTAACAAACTCTAATAGAGCAATGGAGTTTATTGGTAAGCACATGGGTATGTTAATTGAACGACAAGAAATTAAACAAGAGGTAACTAACAAATCTCCTGAAGAATTAGAAAGAGAGATTAAACATTACGAAAATGTTGTTAAACTTGAAAGTGGTAATAACTAAAATTAATTTATATCTATTTTATATAATGATAGGTATAATATTTAGTTGGCTTATATATATAGTTAGTGTGTCAATTTGGAATACATTTTGTAGAGGTTGTCCTGCTACTTGGTATGTAGATAATGTTCAACCTTTATTACCTAAACCTAAAATTATTATTGAAGAAGATGATGAAGATTGGGAAGACAGTGAATTTTAAATGGCATATAATCACTACCACAATAAATACTATAATAAAAAAATTAAACCTAAACAGTATAAAAGTCCAGTTGTTATGTGGACTTCTAAATTGGTTCGTAACGAAGAGGGTGAAGAAAGTTATAAAAAAAAGTGATAAGTGAAAATTTAATTAAACTTAGAGAGTTATACTTTCAAAGAGCAGTACAAAAATCTAAAGATAGCTTCCTACATTTTGTAGGTTTATTTGCTCCTACTCTTGTACCTGATTGGGTAATGGGTAAACATATACAAGTTATCTCTGAGAAATTACAAAAGGTTGAGAGTGGTGAAATAAAAAGACTAATGGTCTTCTTACCTCCACGTTCTTCTAAGTCAGTAATCTGTTCTAAGTTATTTCCTGCATGGTATGTAGGAAGACATCCACAACATGAATTACTTTGTGTCTCACACTCTGACCAACTGGCTTCAGACTTTGGTAGGTCAGTAAGAGACTTAGTTAACTTTGATTTATTTAATAATGTTTTTCCTGAAGTAACCTTAAGAAGTGATGTAAGAGCAGCAGGTAAATGGAAAACAAATGCAGGTGGAACTTATTATGCTGCAGGTGTTAGAAGTCAGATAGCTGGTCGTGGTGCACATGTAGCAATCTTAGATGACGTAATGTCTGAAGAAGATTCATTCTCTGCTACAGGTAGAAGATATGTAAAAGAATGGTACCCATCAGGATTAAGAACTCGTATTATGCCTAATGGTTCAATAGTTATTATTAATACTCGTTACCATGAAGATGATTTATGTGGTTGGTTACTAAGACAAGAATCACAAGTTGAATTAGAAAACAAATGGGAAGTTATAAAAATACCTGCTTGGGTAGATGAAGATACAAGTAAGTTATTAAAGTTACCTGTAGGGTCTTCTTATTTTCCTGAATGGAAATCAAAAGAAGTTTTAAAGAATGATGAAGAAGAAATAAAAGCAAGTAATGGTTCACGTTATTGGGAATCATTATATATGCAAAATCCTGTACCTGATGAAGGTGGTCTTATTAAAAAGAAATGGATTGAATGGTGGGAGTATGATGAACCACCTGAATGTAATTATATTATACAAACATATGATACTGCATTCTCAACAAAGACAACTGCTGACTTTAGTGTAATACAAACTTGGGGAATCTTTGAAGATTTAGAAACAGATTCTAATGGTGTTGAAAGATGGGTATCTAATTTAATTTTATTAGGAAATGAACGAGGAAGATTTGATTATCCTACATTAAGAATGAAAGCACAAGAACTCTATGATTATCATAAACCTGATGTATGTATTATAGAAAAGAAGGCAAGTGGACAATCACTAATCCAGGACATGCGAAGAGCAGGTCTGCCTGTTTTGGATTATATACCTGATAGAGATAAGACTGCAAGAGTATATGCAGCAACCCCATTAATGGAAGCAGGGAGAGTCTGGTTGCCAAAAGGCAAAGAATGGAGTGATGATTTATTTAGTGAAGCAATAATGTTTCCTAATGGAAGACATGATGACCAAGTAGATGCAATGACAATGGCAATACATTACATGAAAGAGTCTTGGAATTTAACTCATCCAGATGACCCTGATTATGATGAAGGTTATGAAAGAAAAAAAAGAGTTGCATACTGGAAATTTTAAGTGTATAATATAAATCATTAACAACTGTGAAAGAGTAATATGGCAACTGAAAAAAATCCCTTTGAACCTATTCCTGATATAGAAGAAATTACACAGGACAATATTGAAATAGAAGAACAAGATGTAGCTCCTAATCCTGAAAGTGTTATGATGATGGATGATGGTTCAGCAGTAGTAGACCTTACAGGTAAACCTGCTATGATGTCTGAAGAAGAAATGGAAGGTGGTCATTATGATAACTTAGTACCTTTCTTAGAGGATGCAGAGTTAGATGATATAGCAAGTGAAGTCATTGAAAAATATACAGCAGATAAATCTTCAAGAGGAGAATGGGAACAAACATTTGAAAGAGGATTTGATTTACTAGGATTAAAATTAAAAGAAACTTCAGAACCATTTGAAGGTGCATGTACTGCAGTTCACCCACTCTTAATAGAGTCAGCAGTGAAGTTTCAATCTAAAGCATCACAAGAATTATTTCCACCAGGTGGTCCAGTTAAATCTCAAATAATTGGAGTAGAAACAGCAGATAAACAGCAACAAGCAGAACGTGTTAAACAGTTTATGAATTATCAAATAACTGATGTTATGCCTGAATACTTTCATGAGTTTGAAAGAATGTTATTTCATCTACCTATTATAGGTTCAGCATTTAAAAAGATTTATTATGATGCATCTATAGATAGACCTTGTTCAGAGTTTGTACCTGTTGACCAGTTCTATGTTTCTTATCATGCATCAGACTTAAGAAAAGCTGATAGATATACACATGTTATTTTAAGAAATCCAAATGATTTAGCAAAAGATATTGCAGCAGGAGTCTATGAAGATTTAGAATTACCTGAAGCAACTTCAGTTGACCCTACAAGTATGTCAATGAAAGTTGATGAGATAATGGGTACATCAGTTCCTGAAGATACTGACCCTCAATATACTTTATTAGAGCAACATTGTTATTTAGATTTACCTGAACCTTATGGGGATGAAGAAGGAATTGCTTTACCTTATATTGTTACAGTTGAAGAACAATCAAGAAAAGTTTTATCTATAAGAAGAAACTATAATGAAGATGACCCAAAGAAACAAAAGAAGATGTTCTTTACTCATTATAAGTTTGTACCTGGTTTTGGTTTTTATGGTTTAGGTCTTATACATTTCTTAGGTAACTTAACTATGACTGCAACTGCAGCCATGAGAAACTTAGTTGACTCTGGTCAGTTTGCAACATTACCTGCAGGATTTAAAGCTAAAGGTGTAAAGGTAGTTGGAGATAATGAACCATTAGCTCCTGGTGAATTTAGAGATGTAGAATCTACTGGTATTGATTTAAGCAGAGCCATTGTTCCATTGCCTTATAAAGAACCTTCTAATACATTATTTCAGATGTTAGGTTTTATTGCTGGAGCTGGACAAAAGTTTGCAGACTCTACTGAAAAAGTTATTAGTGATTCAACTAATTATGGACCAGTAGGTACAACTATGGCATTACTAGAAGCATCTAGTAAATTTTTTAGTGCCATACATAAAAGAATACATAACTCTCAGAAAGAAGAGTTTAAGATATTGGCAAGGATTAATTTTGAATCCTTACCTGACCAATATCCATATGAAGTTCCTGGTGGAAGTCCTACAATATTTAAACAGGACTTTGATGGTAAGGTTGACGTAATTCCTGTCAGCGACCCAAACATACCATCTAGTGCACATAGATTAATGCTTTCACAGTTGGCATTACAACTCGCTAGTCAAGCACCCCCAGGAAGCTATAATATACAGGCACTCCATAGAACTATTTTAGAAGCTGCTAATATGCCTAACTTAGATATGATATTGCCACCACAACAACGACCACAAGCACTTGACCCTGTATCAGATATACAAAATGCAGTAAAGGGTGTACCTATTGCAGCTTTTCCAGGACAAAATCATATGGCACATATTACAGTTAAGACTGCATATATGTCTGACCCTATGAATGGTGGTAGTCCAATTATGGAAAAAGTTAAACCAGTTCTTGAATCAAATATAAAAGAACATATGATTATGAGATACCAAGAACAAATGAATGGAATGGTAAATGGAATGGTATCAGGAGTTGCAACTGACCCTGCAACCTTACAACAAGTTCAGGCACAAGCTGCCCAACAAATTTCACAAGCTAACCAATCAATGGGTGTACCTCAGTCCCCAGAACAACAAATGGTTGAACTTGAGAAACAAAGACTTAATTTAGAAGAAGATAAATTAGGTCTTGAAGCATTACAAGAAGCTGCTAGTTTATCTGTTAAACAGCAAGAACTTGCACTTAAAGAAGAAGACCAAGGTATTAAAGCATTAAAAGAAGGTGCTGCTCATATCTTAAAACAAACTGAAAGTGAAAAAGATAGAAAAACTAAAATTGCAGAAACAACAATAAAAACTCTTGGGAAATTAGCTCAAGAAGAAATAAAAGGAGAAAAATAATATGAATAATAAACCAATTATAAGTGGTCCAGGACCAGATACTTTTGGAGACTCAAGTAAATTAACAACTGAAAACTTTTCTATTAGAGCAAAGAAAGCAGTTAAAAGACAAGACCCAGGTTATTCTTATCAACCAGCAGGTGGTGGTAAAGTAAAAGGTTAAATTATTTATGGACAATATTCTAAAAGAAATTGGACATGAAATAGATAAAGAAATAAATCAGATTCAAGTAATGTTAGGGGATGGAGTCTGTGAGGATTATGCCCAATATAAACAATTAGTAGGTACTATTGTAGGTTTAAAAAAATCTAAAGAACTTATTAAAACAATATATAATAACATGATAAATGGAGATGATGATGCAGACAATTAAAATGCCACAAGCAATTAAAAATGATAGATGGACTAACAATGATGAATTACCTGACCCTACAATATTACCAGAGTTACCAGGTTACCATGTACTGGTTCGCCCTGTTTCAATAAAAGATAAAACAAAAGGTGGTATTATGCTACCTGAATCTGTTAAGAGTGATATTGCTTATTTAACAACAGTAGGTAGAGTATTAAAGATAGGAGATATAGCATATAAAGATGATGATAAATTTCCTAATGGACCTTGGTGTAAAATAGGTGACCATGTATGTTATGGTAAACACACAGGTCAAAAACTTTTATATAAAGGAGTAAGACTTATATTATTATTTGATGACCAAATAATTATGAGAGTACAAAATCCTAAAGATTTAGATACAACTTATAATCTATCTAATTAAAATAAATAAATATTTTTAAAGGAGAAAGACTATGCTATTAACTAAAAAAATAATAAAGTTCTCTAATACATATTTTATAAAAATTCCTAAAGCTATGAAAGGTTTATGGGATTTATCTGAAAATCGTTGGGGATATAAAAAAGTAAAAAACAATGACTAAATTATGTGCAAGGGGGAAAAGTGCTGCGAAACGTAAATTTAAAGTTTATCCAAGTGCGTATGCAAATGCGTATGCTTCTAAAATCTGTGCAGGAAAAATTAAAGACCCTAGTGGAAAAAAGAAAAAAGATTGGAAAGGTTCTGCAAAAAAAATGGTTGGTGGTAAAACAGTGGGTAAACCAAAAGGTAAAGTTGCTAGGGGTTGTGGTGCAATTATTCCTGCTAGAAAGAAAAAAACCAAGTATGCTTAAATTTAAAAAAAGACCTAAGTTAAAA